ATGGCGCTAGAATTACAACTTATCAAACACCATTCAGGATTACTGATCCCGGCTACGCCCGAGACCAGCGATATCCTGCAATCTAAGACCCGGCTCGGCGATGTTCTTGTTGCCGAGTTCAGACGGGTACGTAACCCGGCATTCCACCGGCGCTTTTTCGCGCTTCTCAATCTCGGTTTTGAATACTGGGAACCAACCGGCGGGGCTATTTCAAGTAACGAGCGGAAGCTGATCACCGGCTACGCCAAGTTCCTGGCTTCGTATGGCGGAAATGAGGGGGCGCTGATCGATGCTGCTGAGCAGTATCTTGAGCAGGTTGCTTACCGGCGCGTCACAAATGGTATTAGCCTGTGCAAATCCTTCGATGCGTACCGCTCATGGGTGATCGTTGAGGCAGGGCACTTTGATGCCATTCAGCTACCTGACGGGACTCTCAAAAAGCATCCTCGTAGCATCTCATTCGCCAACATGGACGAACTCGAGTTTCAGCAGCTCTATAAAGCTGCGTTCGATGTCCTCTGGCATTGGGTCCTGTCCCGTTCATTCCGTAGTCGCGATGAGGCAGAAAATGTCGCCGCGCAGCTGCTTGGCTTTGCGGGGTGATGGCCATGAAATACACCTGGTTTCATCACACCGACTGCAGCACCGAACAGGCCGACGAACTGGTTAAGCGCTACAAAGCGCGCGGCGTGCGAGTTGAACGCAGCCTAAACCCGGATTACGTGACCTGGACTGTCAGTGCATTCCTTCCAACCTCAAATACACCAGCGCGCCCGGATAGCCGCTGGCGAAACCGGATGTGGGGGTGAACGTGAAGACATATCAAATCACTTTACCCTGGCCGCCGAGCAACAACCGGTATTACAGGCACAACCGCGGGCGCACGCATATTAGCGCCGATGGCGTAGCTTATCGCTATGAGGTGGCCACTGTCATTCGAAGCGCCCGGCTTAATATCCGCACGGCCGCACCACTCAAAATCCGAATTGAATGTCACATGCCCGACCGCCGGCGCCGCGATCTGGATAACCTGCAGAAGGCTGTATTCGATGCTTTAACCAAGGCGGGGTTCTGGCTGGATGACTGCCAGGTAGTCGACTATCGCGTTGTGAAGATGCCTGTCGTTAAGGGCGGGAAATTAGAACTCACCATTACCGAGCTGGAGACCGCATGAATCTTGAAAGCACCCTCAAATATCACTTCGCCGTATCGACAATGATTAGCGACTCTCCGCGCGCTACGGCGTCAGACTCATTAAGCGGAACGGATATCATGGCCGCTATGGGCATGACGCAGGAACGGGCCGCCATGGGTTATAGCGCTTTTCTCGGGAAGATGGGGATCAGCGACAATGACCGGGAGAGGGCGATTGAGTTGCTGGCCCAGTACGCGTTGACTAAGTGCGATCAGGTTGCGGCATTACGAAAGCTTGATGCAGTGGTTAAACCACTGGTAATGCACCAACTGGCCACCTTAGCTTTCGAGGATTATTCTCGCAGCGCCGCCAGCGTAAAGCAGTGTGATGACTGCAATGGGGAAGGGTTTATAGACGCTAAGGTTTTCAGCATGAAGTCTCACACGCCGACAAAAGAGAAGAAGTTCGTGAAGATGTCTTTGCACATGGGTGTCGAGAATATTCGACCTTCTGAGTATGAGGTGCGTAGGCAGGTCATGGAGGTACCGCGCGTTCTATGCCCTCAGTGTAAGGGCAAGAAGGTTGTAAGTTGCGCCTGTAGAGATTGCCATGGACGCGGGAAAGCCGTTAATCAGGTTCTTACTGAACAGCAGGGTGTGCCGGTTCTGGCTGACTGTAAGCGCTGCAGCGGGCGGGGGTATGAACGAATTCCTTCCACTGAGGCTTACGCCGCGGTGTGTCAGGTAACGGATGCAATCAGCCTCGATACCTGGAAGAAGTCTGTTAAGCCATTCTACGACCAGCTCATCACCAAGTTTGATATCGAAGAGGCATGGGCAGAGGAGCAACTTAATCAGATAACAAAATAGGGCGTTATTTTATCGTGAGCTATTTACTTTTCCCGAATCTGTGGTAGTTTTGCTCTAACGATGGGTTATTGCCTTCGTTTAAAGCCCTACGGTTAACACCGCAGGGCTTTTTGCTTATTAATTATTTAAGAATTTCTGAAACATTCCGCTCAGGCTACTTACAATTTTCCCAACCGCGCAGGTGGGAAATTGGAAGAAGTTTTCTACTGAATACAGCACAACCGCAGGATTCAAGTTGCCTACTACATCAATGGTGTAATCGAGGACCTTGATAGGAGCCAGTCGATCAATGGTATCTAGCATATGACCCAGGGAGATGACATCTACCATTACGGAGAGGCTGAGGTGTTAAAAATTCTTTTCCTGTAACGTTTAAATGAATATTTATCTGATTTCGTGGCAGATTCTTCATACTGCGCATATGCTTTTTAAGCATCCTGCAGAATGGATGTTTCTGAAAGCGTTTTTGTGGTGGATCCCCCTAAGCGGAGGGGCGATTCAGCAGGACATTTTCCTGAGTGTCCAACCAGCACGCGGAAATGAAGGCTGTAACATTTCCACCGGGAGGCACCCGGCACCACACCATGTGTTATTGCCAACTTAGCTTTTCATGCCTGCTTGTCCGAGCGGGCATTTTTTTGCACTAACATACTAATCATTGACGAAATGAATAAATCTTGTTTAGGTTATGCGTGTGATGAATCCCCCTGTGCGGTGGGGCGTCTGGTTCACTGCTATTTGCAGGTATGCGCGCGACTTTGATAACCAGAGATAAGTCACCGGGAGGCACCCGGCATCACATCCTCCTAAAAAGTATTTGCCGACCACAATGCCCTAAATGCCATATATACTTCTTAATGAAATAATTTAAGAGGTGAATTATGGAAGAGGGATATTATTGGATAAGACACAATGAATGTGTCCAAATTGCTTACTATTCGCATGGTCAAACCGAAGATATGTTGACTGGTAAGATAATTAGTGGAGTCTGGCATCTTACTCAAGGCTTTGATCTTTGCCATAACGGAGAAGCCATCGTTCTTAAGGGACCGTTACCACCACCTCTCTGAACCCTATTCAAACATTGCAGGCTGCCCCCAGGCGGCCTTTTTTAATTCCTAAATTCAACACCCGCAACCTCGCGAGGTGAGAGCATGTATCGCATGGAAAAAATAACCACTGGTGCTGCCTATGGCGCTTCAGCCGGAAGCATCCTCAACGGTATGCTGAATGCCTACAGCCCCGAGCAGTGGAACGCTATCGGCGTGCTGGTGGGTATCATCATTGCCGTACTGACATATCTGACGAATCTCTATTTCAAGATTCGCGAAGACAATCGCCGCAGCAGGAGCCGAGATGAACCCGACACTCAGGAATAAGTTGGTTGGTGCCATTGTTGGCGGATCCGGAGCCATCACCATTGCGGCAGTAATGCTGGGAAATGCGGATGGGCTGGAAGGTCGGCGCTATTACGCTTATCAGGATGTGGTCGGCGTCTGGACTGTTTGCGATGGGCACACCGGTGCTGATATTCGCCGCGGCCACCGCTACACAGATAAAGAGTGCGACAACCTGCTGAAGGCAGATCTGCGAAAAGTTGCAAATTCCATCGACCCGCTGATCAAGGTTCGCATTCCTGAGCCTACCCGTGCCGCGCTTTACTCCTTCACCTACAACGTGGGCTCTGGTGCCTTCGCCAGTTCCACGCTGCTGAAAAAGCTGAACGCCGGCGACATGCCGGGAGCTTGCAAAGAACTACAGCGCTGGACATATGCCGGTGGAAAGCAGTGGAAAGGATTGATCACCCGGCGCGAGATTGAGCGTGAAGTTTGCGAGTGGGGCCAGAAATGAGCCGGTTAACAGCAATCATCTGCGCTGTCGTTATCTGCCTGCTGGTATCCATGGCCTGGATGATTAACCACTACCGCGATAACGCCATCACCTACAAAGACCAGCGCGATAAGGCCACCAAGAATCTCAACCTGGCTAACGCTACCATCAAAGATATGCAGGTGCGCCAGCGTGATGTCGCTGCGCTGGATGCCAAATACACCGGAGAAATGGCTCATGCGAAAGAAACTATTGAGCGTCTGCATAGCGATGTCATTGCTGGCCGTAAGCGGCTGCAGCTCAACGCAAACTGTTCCGCGAACGGAACGGCCGGCACCGGCGGCATGGGCGATGCTTCCGGCACCAGACTTACTGACTCCGCTGAACGGGATTATTTCACCCTCAGAGAGCGAATCGTCACAGTAACGAAGCAGGTGGGCTACCTGCAGGAGTACATTAGAGAGCAATGTACTAAATAATTTCTTGATTCATCGCATTGTTCATCATCGGTGTTTAGATGATTATGGTGCCGTCTTGACGTTCAAAAAGGGAGGGATTTATGTTAGCCAAATTTTTGAATTTCAGCCTGGGGCTGGTGCTCTAAAACGAGCACGGCGGAATAATTGTTAGTCGCATGACCGCTTGCTGATACTTGCCTATATGTCAGTGGTAGAGGCTGAATAAGACACGGAGTAAATCTTGCGGCGCCTTGCAACCACCTTTGAGTGCTAGCATTGAGATGGCCCGGCTAAATGGAGGCCCGCTAACCGCCTGAGGCTGTTCTACCGTGATACCCAAGCAGCTAACTCCAATAAATCTATAAGACAAACCGCCTACGGGCGGTTTTTTGTTACTTTTAAAAGGAGTTTCAGTGAAATACAAATTATTTTCCCTCATCTTGGTTTGCTCGTTTCTGGCTGGTTGTACAACTCTCTACTATCGATAAGCCATGGTTAAAAAATTATCTTTGCTCCTCCCATTTCTCTTGGCTGGGTGTATCAATGTATACGGTCCAGCCAAAATGGGTGGTTCGTTAGATCAGTCGAGCGCTCAGCCAACTCCTGTCATGGGAGATGTTATCTCGACCATCAGCATCGGGAATCGCAAGCCAGAGGAGCTACTCAATGCCGTCGAGCTCTACTATCAACAAAAAGGATTGACACCTTCATTTAAAGATACTGATACGGGCATCGTTGCGGCTGTTGGGCATGATGACGAGCTGACAAGCCTATTTCTTGATTGCTCAATGCTGCCACAGACGCAGAACATCCAAGAGCAATATCGGATCGTCACTCAGGTATGGAGTGCAGGAGAAGGATCTAATGTCTCAGTATCAGTCACAGGGACAGCTGGTCTCGTAACTGCGGACGGGAATGATAAGGTCAAGCCAGTAGAATGCAAAAGTACAGGCACATTCGAAAAAGACCTCCTGGAGAGACTTAGAAAGTGAACCTTAAGGCCATCCTTTAAAAAATTCCCCTTCCGAACTGAAATCCAACACTTCGGAAGGGAGACCAAAACGGCCTTCGTTTCAAGGAGGCTCGGACTTTAAAGCAAAGCCTAAGAGAAATCTCAGTTATAAGTTTAAATGCTTTACGCTGTGATTTATAAGTGATTACTAATTTCATTTGTTATGGTTGCGGTTGGGATTATTTGTTTTTTTTAATGTGACTACCAAAAATGAAGTTGTGTACTAATTTCAATATACACAAGTGAATCGATATCTTTATCATTCGGCTGAATCCCCCTCTGCGGTGGGGCAAGCAGTCGCTGTTGCACATAACGTTTGCGGATTTGCAGGCTGTGGCAAATTCACCGGGAGGCACCCGGCAACTGAATGAAAGACTAAAGGAATAGCTTAAAAATCGAGCTAAGTGTGATGTGCTACCTACTTACTGCAAGACCCAGCCAGTTCTCTTCGGACTGGCTTTTTTTTCGAAAAAAAAGCCCTCTAAAAGAGGGCTGGAAAATATTTTATTGTGCTTATTACTCTAAGGAGTTGCTCTCTGGTATTGGTAGGAGCCAGTTCAGAGAATCTTAAGCATGGACGCCATCGCCATTTTAACAAGCGTAAGCGGTAGTGATTAGGATAATCCTTAGATAATCATTTAGGATAGGAAGTGATATCGAATACTCTGGCTAACTACAGGGCTGACATAGCAACTACTAAGGTATAGAGTTGAGATGTCTTTATGGAAAGAGGATTAACATGAAAGTTAAAATGATTGTCGCTGTTATGGCTTTTGTTTCTTTCGGTGCTCTTGCCGACGATGGGCAATATCTTTCTGACTTCGCCAGTGCAAAAAGCACCTCCAAGAGCTACTCCGAGCTAATCGGCAAAAACAAACTACCAACATGGGTAAAGACTGGTGGCACGAGCACACCATCAACCGAAGTTACAGTCGCAGGAGTAAAGTATATTGCCCTGTCTGGATGTAAACCTCATAGTTGTCCTGAACAGAATATCGCGGTTCTTTACTCACCTGATAAAGGTGAAATCCATGGCGTGTTTTCTGATTTCAATGCAGAAAATAATCGTGAGACATTGACCTGGCTAAACTTGGATCCGATTGATTCTGATGCTTTGAAAAATGCGCTTTTCAATCGCCTTTACGGTAATTGATACGCTCAAGCTTCAAACTGCCAACATGCAGTTTGAAGCTAACAAACACTTAACTTATGACAATAGACTCGCTGAAAAGCGCTCTCACATCGCACTATCATTCCTCTTCACTTTAGTTATGAATGTCTCTGTAACGGAGATGCCTTCTGCGAGTTCGGCATCTATAACTGACACGCCAAACTGCTTTATTAAATCAAGAAGTAATTCATAGGTTTGGATGAGTTCAAGGAGCTTATATATGGCTTTTTGGTCGTGCCTGTTTGGCAACTGAGGGGCAGAAGATGATTGATGTACAATCCATTCTAGATTGGTCTTGATTCTCTCTACGTCATCGTAGCTATACATATGTCATGAGCTTAAATCCTCATTTCAAGATTTTTGTGAGAAGAATTCATTGAAGCCTGAATTACTGAGGCTGATTATTAACATTTGAAATCATATCAAATTAGAGGTGACAATGACTAAGCCGGACTGGGGCGAGCTGCAGAAGCGGTTCCTGTCTGATCACGCTGCTACTGGCATTTCCCCTAAGGAATGGTGCGAGACACATAAACTTAATTATGTTACAGCTCGCCGTTACATCAAGAAATCTACTGCGCAAAATACAAAAAAAAACGCGCGAAAGATAGTGAGTCGTGCGCAAAAAGAAAAATGCGCAGGCGAACTAATGGATATTGATGGTTTGACGACTCAGCAAAGGCGCTTCGTTGGTGAATATCTGAAGGATGGCAATGCTACTCAATCAGCTATCCGTGCGGGTTACAGCAACAAGACTGCTGAACAAATCGGCTATCAACTCCTTCAGAAAACTTCAGTTGCGCAGGTTATTGCGCAGCAGCAGAAAGCCTCAATTGTGCGCACTCTCGGCAGTGCCGATGAGGTACTTGAACAGATGTGGCAGCTCGCTACCTTCGATGCAAATCAGCTTTCGCAGTATCGCCGCGGTGCGTGTCGTTACTGCTGGGGCTACGGCCACCAGTTTCAGTGGCGTGATGCCGTGGAGTTCGAAGAGAAAAGACTCGAGGCTGTTGAGCGTGACAGACGTGAACCCGAAGATTCCGGCGGTTACGGCTATGACCACAAACGAGAGCCTAACCCAGAATGCCCGCGCTGCAATGGTGACGGCATTGGCCAGCCTTACTTCCCCGATACGCGCAAACTCCCGGCAGCTTCTCGTCTCGCCTACACAGGCGTGAAAGTCGGCAAAAACGGCGTTGAGATAACCGCTATCAGCCGCGAGCGGATGTTCGAAGCGGTAATGAAGCGCCTGGGCCTGGCCGATAGTGAGTTCGCGCAGCGCCTGCAGCAGATTGAAATCGAACGCCGGCAGCTGGAGGTCGATAAACTCCGTAAGGAGCTGGCCGACGTTGGTGAAGATGACGAACCGACCCCAGTGCAGATCAATATAAACGTAGTGGACGCGAGGGCGGAAGATGGGGATCAGCCCGACACTTAACATTCCTCAGGCGCGCTTCCTCGCGATGCAGCACAAGTTTAAAGCCTACGTTGCCGGGTTCGGTTCCGGTAAGACATGGGTGGGTTGTGGCGGCATCTGCAAGGGGATGTGGGAACATCCGAAGATTAACCAGGGTTATTTCGCGCCGACGTACCCGCAGATCCGTGACATCTTCTACCCGACGATTGAGGAGGTGGCCTTTGACTGGGGGCTGAGCGTTAAAATTAACGAAGGGAACAAAGAGGTCCACTTCTACGAGGGGCGACGGTACCGCGGGACCACAATCTGCCGCTCGATGGAGAAGCCTGGCTCGATAGTTGGCTTCAAAATCGGTAATGCGATGGTGGATGAACTGGACGTCATGGCGGCTGCCAAAGCACAGCAGGCCTGGCGAAAAATCATCGCCCGTATGCGTTACAACATTCCCGGTCTGAGGAATGGAATTGACGTAACGACCACGCCTGAAGGGTTCAAATTCGTCTACCAGCAGTTCGTGAAGGCGGTACGTGAAAAGCCAGAGCTTGCGGCCCTGTACGGTCTGATTCAGGCCAGCACATTCGACAATGCGAAGAATCTACCCCCTGATTACATCCCGTCCTTACTGAGTTCTTACCCTAACGAACTGATTCAGGCGTATCTGCGTGGGAAGTTCACCAACCTTAACAGCGGGACCATTTACCACACCTTTAACCGCAAGCTGAATAACTGTTCTGACGAGATTCAGGATGGGGATCCGCTGTTCATCGGTATGGACTTCAACGTGGGGAAAATGGCCGCAATAGTTCACTTAAAGAAGAACGGGTTACCTCGTGCGGTTCGTGAGTTAGTGAAAGTCTACGACACGCCGGCGATGATTAAGCGCATTCAGGAAGAGTTCTGGCGCTATGAGGATGGACGTTATGTGAAGAGCCGGGAGATTTACATCTATCCGGATGCCTCTGGCGACTCCCGCAAATCGCAGAACGCCAGCAAGACCGATATTGCTCAGCTCAACGATGCCGGATTCAGCGTCATCGTTGATGATGCCAACCCTCCTGTTAAGGACCGCATCAACTCGATGAACGCCATGTTCTGCAACGCCAACGGCGAGCGCCGCTATTTGGTTAACGTGCAAAACTGCCCGGTTTATACCGAGAGCCTCGAGCAGCAAATCTGGGCGGCCAATGGCGAACCGGACAAATCAGCTGATAACGATCACCCAAATGATGCTGGTGGGTACTTCATCGTGAAGGATTACCCGATCGTGAAACCAGCATACTCAATCACCATGGACACCACTTTCTGATATGGCAAACGACGACATCACCTGGGTTCGACCAGAACACCGGGCGGCTTCTGCTGCCTGGAGGAAATGCAGGGACTTCTGCAAAGGAGCTGAGGCCGTAAAAGCGGCGGGTAATAAGTATCTGCCTTATCTCGACCCAACCGATAAATCCACACGCAATCGCAAGCGCAATGAGGACTATCTGAGCCGTGCGGTGTTCTATGCCATTGCCGGCAATACGAAGATCGGCATGCTTGGGATGGCTTATCGCAAGGACCCCACGTTTAACGGTCCTGAAAAGCTCAAATATCTGTTGGACAATGCTGACGGGGCTGGTACCAGTATCTATCAGCAGTCGCAACTGGTGGCTGAGAACGTGCTTGAGGTTGCGCGAGAGGGGCTTTATGTCGACTACGCAGAAGCATCCGATGAGGCGATCATCCTCCGCTATCCGGCAGAGAACATTATCAACTGGCGAACAAAGCGAATTAACGGACGCGATCAGCTGGTGCTGGTGGTACTGCGCGAATGCGTAGAAGAGCCGAATGGCTACGCTTACAAGGATGAAATCCAGTACCGCGAACTGGCGCTGCACGAAGGGAAGTTTATCTGTCGGGTATGGCGCCGGGCAGGTGGTACAGCTAGCGGAACATACACCGTTGACAGTGAATACCGTCCTAAGCCCAAAGGGCAGGACTACTGGGACGAAATTCCGTTCACCTTTGTCGGTGCTCAGAACAACGATCCCACTATCGATGATTCCCCCTTGGCCGCGCTGGTGGAGATAAACCACGGACATTACCGAAACAGCGCTGACTATGAAGACAGCGTATGGTTTTGTGGCCAGGTGCAGCCGTATATGACCGGGCTCGATACCGGCTGGCGTGATCACCTCGAGAAGAAGGGCGTGAAAATCGGTTCCCGATCACCGCTTTTGCTTCCTAAGGAGGGCTCGTTTGGTTATGCCCAGGCGCAGCCGAACATGCTGGCTAAAGAGGCCATGGACAGCAAACGCGATTACATGGTGCAGTTGGGCGCCCGATTGATTGAGCAGAACGCCACGGCGAAGACTGCAACCCAGGCTAGCGGTGAGCAAACATCATCAACGTCGGTGCTCGGTATCTGCGTATCAAACGTTTCTGAGGCCTATACGCTGGCGCTTGGCTGGTGTGCGAAATACCTCGGCATCAAGGGAGAATCGACGAGCTATACCATAAATCAGGAATTCATCGCGAAGGTTGCTGAGTCGGGCATGGTGACGGCAATCGTCAATGCCTGGCAGTCGGGTGCGCTGCGCGATAGCGATATGATTCGAGCACTGCAGAAGCTCGATCTCATTGACCCGGCCGACAGTCCGGACGAGGTTATTGATGTGCTTCGCAATCAGGCACCAACGTTGACGGGAGGCTGATATGCCCACCATTAACGAAAGCCTGCGCGATGAATCGATCGCACATTCCGTCTGGTTAAGCCGCTACGCCACTGGCGTGGCAAACAGGATGGTGAAGTTGCTTAACGAGACGGACGCGGACCTTTCAGCGCGTCTACTGGATGCGCTGGATAGATTGCCGCCGGAGAGCTTCACAGTTAGCCGTCTGCAGAGTTTACTTGGCAGCGTGCGTGAGCTTAACCATCAGGCCGTAGCCACCATGCAGGCAGGGCTCGAGAGTGAGCTGGTGGCGCTGGCAAAGAACGAAGCCAGTTATCAGCTGAGCCTGTTCGATTCCCTTCTGCCATCACAGGTCCTGTCTCACTATCCGCTGCAGGGCATCACCGCCGATATGGTGTATGCCGCGGCGATGGCGCAGCCCTTTCAGGGGAGGCTGCTGAGTGAGTGGGCAGAGAATCTGGAATCGGACAGGCTGGCGCGGATCGTGAACGCCGTCCGCAAGGGTTATCTTGCCGGCGAAACGGTGGAAACGATAGCCCGCAATGTTCGTGGCCACGCCTACAAAGACTATCGCGACGGCGCGCTGCAGATGAGCAGGGCAAATGCCGCCAGCATCGCTAAAACAGCCGTAAATCATCTGGTTGCCACAGCACGCAACAGCTTCACCAGTGCCAACAGCGATATCGTGAAAGGCAAACAGTGGCTGTCTACGCTAGACAATAAAACCAGCAACGACTGCATTATTCGTGACCTGCTGCGCTATACCCTGGATAACAAACCGGTCGGGCATAAGGTGCCTTACCTGCAGGGACCCGGGAAGATTCATTTCTGCTGCCGTTCTACTGAAACCCTGATCCTCAAGGCGTGGCGCGAACTCGGCATCGATATCGACGAGATGGACGAGGGGACTCGTGCCAGCATGGATGGACAGGTACCGGGGAAAACCTCGTATCTGGAATGGCTCGCACGCCAGTCGGCACAACGCCAGGATCAGGTTCTGGGTGCCGAGCGTGGCCGTCTGTTCCGCGCGGGTGAAATCGACCTGGCTGATATGTTCACTGACAAAGGCGAATGGATTAGCCTGGAACGTCTGAAGCAGCTCTCAGGCACAGACAACTAACAATCACATTTTACTTCACGCCCTGGCATCCGCCGGGGCTTTTTTATGGGCGAGGCCCGGCAAAATCCTGAGGGGAAATTATGTTAATCCGAAACATGCTTCTGAAATATTACGCACCTGAAAGCGGCGGTGAGGGCGGCGGTGGCGGTGGTATCGAAATCACTCCTGAAATCCAGAAGCTGATTGATGAGCGCGTGACCAGCGAAGTCACTGGCCTGAAATCAAAAAACTCTGAGCTGCTGGGCACCATCAAGCAGCAAAAAGAAACCCTGTCACGCTTCGATGGTATCGATCCTGATGCTGTACGTGGGATCATCCAGCGTTTTTCCGACGACGAAGAGGCTAAGCTGATTGCCGCCGGGAAAATTGATGAGGTGCTCGATAAGCGCACCGAGCGTCTGCGTGCTGACGTTGATAAGCAGATTAAAGCCGCAAATGAACGCGCCGACAAAGCCGAAGCGTTCTCCAACAAATTCCGGGACCGGGTTCTGGGCGATGCAATCCGTGCAGCAGCCTCAAAAGCTGGCGCGCTGCCGGAAGCATCCGACGATCTGATTCTGCGTGCCAAAGGCACATTCCAGCTCAACGACGAAGGAGAGGCCGTAGCAGTTGATGCAAATGGCGATGTTCTGTTCGGTAAAGACGGCAAAACCCCACTAAGCCCGCTTGAGTGGGCGGAGTCACTCAAGGAGACGGCTCCGCATCTGTTCCCTCGCGCAGAAGGCACGGGCGCGGGTGGACACAAACCAAACGGCGGTGGCAGCCTGAAACGTTCCGAAATGAGCGCCAGCGACAAAGCGGACTACATCCGCAAGCATGGCCAGCAGGCCTTCCTCAAACTTCCGAAATAAGGGATTAACCCATGCCTACCACTGTTAATAGTGACCTGATTATTTATGACGACCTGGCGCAGACCGCTTTCCTCGAGCGCCGCCAGGACAACCTGGCTATTTTCAACGCGTCCTCCAACGGCGCGATCCTGCTGGATAACGAGCTGATTGAAGGCGACTTCCGCAAGCGTGCCTTCTACAAGGTTGGCGGCTCTATCGAATCGCGTGACGTTAACTCCACCGAAAAAGTGACGGGTAAGAAGATTGGCGCCGGCGAAGCAGTTTCCGTCAAAGCGCCGTGGAAATACGGTCCATACGAAACGACTGAAGAAGCGTTCAAACGCCGCGGCCGCTCGGTTGACGAGTTCTCCGAAGTGATCGGCACTGATGTGGCTGACGCGACGCTGGAAGGCTACGTGAAATACGGTCTGAAGGCGCTGACGGCTGCTATTGGCGCCAACGCCGACATGGTCGTAACAGCCGACATTGAAACTGACGGTAAGAAGACCCTGACGCGCGGTCTGCGTAAGTACGGCGACAAGTTCAACCGTGTTGTGCTCTTCGTTATGCACTCCGCTACCTACTTCGACATCGTGGATGAGGCGATCGCCAACAAAATCTACGAAGAAGCGGGAGTGGTGGTCTACGGTGGCCAGCCAGGCACGCTGGGTAAACCTGTGCTGGTGACCGACACCATGGACGCTGATGCGATCCTTGGGCTGGTAGCTGGTGCGGTTACCGTCACCGAGTCTCAGGCGCCGGGCTTCCGTTCCTACGATATCAACGATCAGGAAAACCTTGCGGTTGGCTATCGCGCTGAAGGCGTGGTGAACGTTGATCTACTGGGGTACAGCTGGGATACCGCCAAAGGTGATAACCCTGACCTGACCGCCATCGGCACTGCGGGCAACTGGAAGAAACACTTCACCAGCAACAAATCTACGGCAGGCGTGCTGATTAAACTGGAATCTGCAGTGGGGGAGTAACGCTGTCAGCGGATAAAACCTCCGCAACTGCTGACAGCACAGACGCGGTAACTGTTTCTCTGAAGTACACGCTGAATGGCTCCGGTGTATCCGGTAAAACCGTCGCGTGGACGTCCACAGGTGGCACGCTTAGCACTTCCAGTTCGCAAACCGGCTCTGCTGGTGGTGCAACGGTGAAACTCACATCAGACGTTGCTGGCACCTTCACGGTAACCAGCACGGTTGAAGGAGTGGCGAAAACCACTGATGAGATAACCTTCACCGCACCTGCAGTTGGCTAATCGATGGGGCGTAAGCCCCATTCACCGGATGCTCAGATGATTAATAATGATATCACCGCCGCTGACGTTAACAGTTACGCCAGCGAAGATGAACTGGCGTCATTCGCCGCGCTGAGAGGGATTGAGCTGCCTGAAAAGCACGCACCGTTACTGATTAAGGCGATGGACTACCTGGAAGGGCTTGATTGGGTAGGTTCCAAAGCAGACCCTCGACAGCCGCTGGCATGGCCACGCATGAATGTCGTTCTGGATGAACATGATTTCCCGCCGGATGAAGTACCACGGCAGGTTATAACCGCGCAGTGCATGCTGGCGGTAGAGGCAATTGACGGCGATTTACTCTCCAGCGTGCGCGAAGCCGCTGTGAAAACCGAACGTGTCGAAGGCGCCGTAACCATGACTTATGCGGTTGCCGACGGTGAGGTGTTTACGCCAACTTACCCGGCGGTAATGGCTATTCTCGGCGACCTGGCTGGTGGGCGTGGATATGCAATCAATACTTTCGCGGAGCGCGCGTAATGGCCATCAACTATCAGCGAATGCAGGCGACAACGACTCGTATGCTCAAGCAGAACGGCATTGCATACAACGTCACGCGTAAGGGCACGTTACTCGTCATCGGTGGTGTGGAGCATCGTTCCGAGGATATCCAGTTCACCGTCACAGGAGTGAAGACGGATTACGCGCCAGGCGAAATTGATGGAACCGTCATTGAAAACGGCGATATCCGGATTGTCTTCACTGCTGAGAAAGAAATTAAAACCGGCGATCTGATCGTCGTGGACGGCGTAAGCCACCGCGTAGTTAAACCTAACCCCGTGAAACCGGGTGCTGTGGTGCTCTGCTACAAATCTCAGTTGAGGGCATAACATGGGCGAGAACGCGGCTTTCCTGGCTGAAATCACGGCTTTCGTTAATAAGGCGAAAACGAATCAGGAAGCGGTAGTGCGCGCCGTCGGCATAAAAATACTTAACCAGCTGGTGATGATGTCCCCAGTGGGCAACCCGGAGTTGTGGGAAGTTAACCAGACAGCCGTTTCCTATAATCGCGCTGTTTACGACCATAACGAGGCGCAGCGGGCAAATCCCGACAACCTGACTAAAACCGGGCGGCTGAAGAAAAAAGCCCGGGTGGTGGATGGGATGGATATCAAAGCACCGCCGGGGTATACGGGCGGACGCTTTCGCGGTAACTGGCAGGTATCGTTTGATGCTCCGACAACTGATGAAACAGGGCGAATAGACAAGACCGGCGACCTGACAAAAGCGGCCGGGAACTACACGCTGTCGCTCTTCAAAGTCGGGATGAAGGCCATTTATTTCTGCAACAACGTGCCCTATGCCTACCCGCTGGAAATGGGGCATTCCACACAGGCACCGGGCGGAATGGTCCGTATAACCGCTGCTGAGTTTCAACGCTTCTTTGAGGAAGCTATCAAGGAGGTGTCCAGGTGAGTCCTGATACTGCATCTGCACTGGCCGCCAGATTAGGTTCCTGGGCCGATGCCGAAGGCATTTCTGTTGCATGGGAGAACGTGCCGTTTACACCTCCTGCTAACGAGATGTACCTGGCCGTTCACGATATGCCCGTTACGCCGCGAACAATCGATCTCGGCTTGCGCTGCCGGACTTATTCTGGCGTGTACCAGATTAATGTCGTGGCGCCAGCCAGCTCCGGCCGCACATCCGTCGTTGCCCTGGCGGGCAGAGTAGCGGAATTGTTCCCCGAGGGGCTGGAAATTGCAGGCAAAGACTTTACCTGCTGGATTAGCAGCACGCCTGGCATATTCCGCGGCGTCCCTACACCTGTGTCCTACACCGTTCCTGTCAGCCTGAATTATCGGGCAGACATTACCAGCTGATTCCCCTCTGATGTCCCACAACTGACCGGCCTTGAGCCGGTTTTCCCGTTTCTGAAGGAGAAACCATTATGGGCTTTGCACTGCCTAACGGCGCTCATGTTTATCTGGCGTCGGGCTACGGCCCGGCCATTACTTTCACCGGCGCGACGAATGCTGAGCACGCGGTGATCACCGTTAGCGCCGCAGACGATATCGCGGTCGGCGATATCGTTCACGTGAACTGCAACTGGTCGGGTATTGATAACGTTATCGCGAAAATCGACGCGATTGCGGAGAATGCTGTCACTCTTCGCAACATCAATACCACCAACAAAAACAAATACGCTGCGGGCGGTGGTTCCGGCTCCATTCGCAAAATTGAAGAATGGACCGAACTGCCACAAATCACCGAGGTATCGAAATCTGGTGGCGATCAGAACACCACGCAGATTCAGTTCCTCAGCGATGATCGTCAGCGCAACCTGAACACCTATAAATCCGCAGTCTCTCAGACCTACTCGATCGCGCATGACTCCACGCTCCCGGTATACCCACTGCTTCGCCAACTGGATGAAGACGAAGAGACAGTCGCAGCGTACATGTACGTGCCGAAGGCGAAGGAAAACCGTTACTGGGCGGCCACGGCGTCCTTTGATGATACGCCAACTACTGCAGTTAACGAGGTAGAGACAGTGAGTGTGGTGCTGAACCTGCAGTCACCGGCGATGACGTTCTACAAGGTGACTGACGCTGCCGCCTGACCCGTCAGAGCTTTCACCATTCCATGCCTCCCATCACGGAGGCTTTTTTTCGTTAAGAGGTATCGATGGCGACCAAATTCACTCTTCAGCCCAAACCAACATTTAAGGCCAATGTCTCGATCCCCCGAGCCGGCGATGAGGATGGCGTGCTGACGTTCACATTCAATCACAAGCCACTCAAAGAACTGGCGGATCTGGAGAAAATGGAAGGCAAAACCGCCACTGATTTTCTGATGGAAATCATTGCTGGCTGGGCACTTCCCGATGCATTCAACGCGGAAAACCTGTCGGTGCTGCTGGAAAACTATCCGGCGGCAATGAAGGCAATCCCGGAAACCTACTACCGAGAGTTGATGGGGCAGCGCGAAAAAAACTAATAGCGGTTGCCTCTGCATTCTATACGCCTGAACCCACAGCGGCAGACCTGGCACCCTATGGGCTTACGCCGGATGACTACGACGATCAATACATCGACGTCTGGCCAGATGTATGGCCTTCATTCCTGGTGTTTCAGGCTGTCAGCACGCAGTGGCGCACGGGCATGGGAGGCGCATCAGGTCTTGATTACAACGTGCTGCCCTGGGTGATGCGCCTACACAACGTCGACGACGAGGCAACCGCGCTTTCGGACATCCGAATCATGGAGAGCGCCGCACTAAAAGTTATGCATAAAGAGAGGGCGGAATGAGTAACGACATCGCCACGATTTCCCTGCGCGTAAATACCACTGAGCTGGAGCGTGGTAACCAGGCACTGGATCGCTTTCAGGAGACTGCGTCCGCCGCGGCAGGTAAAGCGGATGACCTGAACAGTACGTTCCGCACCGGCATCGATAACCAGAAGAAGAACAGCGAAAGCCTGAAGCAGCAGCGTCAGGAACTGCAAAACCTGCTGAATAAAATCAGCCCTGTTAACAAGGCGCTAGACGAGCTGGATACCATTCAGGAAAGCCTGTCTAAATTCCGGAACAAAGGTTTGGTGGGTGACGAGGATTTTACTCGTTACAACAGCGTGCTTGAGACAACCCGCGCGAAACTGGCGCAGGTCATGGAATCTGAAACAGCAGAGGGCCGTGCTCGCATTGAGCAGGCACAGGCAGCGCAACGGGCAGCTGCCGCAGGCAAAAATTTTATCGACTCACTCGAGGACCAGGTTGCAGCTATCGGAAAAACCCGTGCAGAGTTGCTCGAACTGAAGGCGGCCCAGCTTGGCGTGTCGGACCGCGCTGCGCCAATGATTGCCCGACTAAAAGAGCAGGAAGAGTCCTGGAAATCTGGAGCTATCAGTGCGGGGCAGTACCGTAATGCCATGCGTTACCTGCCAATGCAAATGACGGATATTGTGACTTCACTGGCCTCCGGTATGCCGGTTTATATGGTCGCTATCCAACAGGGTGGTCAGCTGCGTGATTCCTTTGGCGGAGTGGGTAACGCGCTAAAAGCGATGTTATCCATGGTAACCCCGGCACGTGTTGCGATTGGTGGTCTGGCTGGCGCTGTACTGATTGCGGCAAAAGCGGGATCGGACTACTTCACAGCCTATGACGAAATCAATAAAGCTATCATCCGCACCGGAAACATTGCCGGTACGTCAGCGCTACAGATTATGGCATCCTCCCAGTCAATCTCTGCTTCAACTGGGGCTACGGTGGGCACTGTCCAGAGTCTGATGACAGAACTGGTTGGTATGGGCTCAATGACCCAGCAACAGCTTGAGAAAGCTACCAAAGCGACAGCGCTGGCAGTTGAAACTGGTATTGTTTCGGCTCAGGACATTACCAAGGCTTATAAGGATATTGATAAGGATCCGGTTAAGGCTCTTCAGAACCTTAATGAGCAATTCAACTTTCTCACCGTTTCACAGCTTAAGCACATTGACGAGTTAGTTAAGCAGAAAGACCAGACCGCTGCCGTTACTCAAGCTATGGATTTGTTTGGCGACACGATGGCAGAGCGCGGAGAGCAGGCTTACGACTCGCTGACACCATTTGGCCGCCTGTGGCTTGATATCAAGGGATGGGCGTCTGAGGCTATGCAGAGCATCGGTCAGTGGGTGGCTGAACTGGCATCAAACACGCTAAAGGAATTTAACGCAATTTATTACAGCGTAGCGATAGTTTTCCAGAAGTTGAACCAGATTATTTCTTCTTCTATCGCGGCTGCGATTAATCTCGTTCCTGACTGGGCGAAAACGGATACTTTGCAGGGATGGCAGGACTATAACGAAAAAATGGCCGGAGCTTATGGTAACAGCGTATCTCAGCTGAAAAAGGATTGGGACGCAGCTGACATTAGCGCAGGCAAGTACCTCGATACATCCCGCAAAATAAGCGCCGCGACCACTCAGAAGGATCGGGAAGCAGTCGCTTCGTTTGGCAAAAAAACTAAAACAGGAAAACAGGGTACTGTATCGGCTGGCGACCGCAGTACTGACGCTGCTCAGGCCGAATTGCTGGCGCTTCAGGCGCAGTTGCGTGCTCTTCAGCAGCATAAAGGGCTGAACGACACTATCAGCCAGCAGCGCAAAGATCTGTGGACGACTGAAGCAAAATTTCAGATGCTGGAGGAGGCCTCGCGTTCACGTTCCCTGACAAAGCAGGAACAATCCCTGCTGGCGAGTAAAGACCAGGTGCTTCAGTTGGCACGGCAGAAAGCCCTGTTAGGTGATCAGATTACCGAACAGGAACAGCTGAACAAGCGAATGGATACCTCGCAGAAATACGTCACGCAGATGGCAGAGAAGCAGGCTGCTTTGGTCGGTGGAGCTGGAATGAGCGATCGGTTAGCTCAGCGTGAACTCGCGAAAAGTCAGCTTGCCGCAGGTTGGGTGAACGCCGGCGGTTCTCTGGAGGACGTTGGTTATCAGAAGCAGTTCAAAGCGGCGAATAATTACTATGCCGCAGAGGACAGGTTGCGTGGCGACTGGTTGACCGGCGCGAAAAAGGGCTGGGCTGAATTTGAGGACTCCGCAACCAATGTTTACTCGCAGGTTCAGACGATTACCAGCAATACGTTCACCGGGATGGCCAGCACGCTCACTGACTTTTTTACTACTGGTAAATCTAACTTCTCTGATTTCCTGTCTACTTTCCTGAAGGGCATCGCCCAGATGCTGACGCAACTGGCTCTGGTTAATGGAATGAAGTCAGCCTTTGGTGGCACGGCAATAGGTAATTTCTTTGGAATACAGGCATGGTCTGGCGGCTTTATTCCTGAGTACGCTAATGGCGGCGCTGTTGGCTATACCGGGGATGGAGGAAAATATCAGCCAAAAGGTGTGGTTCATGGCGGTGAATTCGTATTCACCAAGAAGGCTACCAGTGCGCTGGGTGTCGGTAATCTCTACACGCTTATGCGGAGCGCTCAGGGGTATGCAAACGGCGGCTACGTCGGAAACGCACCGATGTACGGATTACAGGCTGCTGGTTCAGGGAATGTGACGGTCCAAACGTCTGTTGTTGTGCAGAACCAGAACCCGCAACAGCAAACAAACGCTGGTAGTGATGCGATGTCCCGAGCCTTTAAGCAAACTATTGATCAGTCAGTGCGCGAAGGTATTGCGAAGCAATTGAGGCCTGGAGGGCTCATCTGGAATGCTTCCAAATCACGATAACCCGCTCAGGCGGTTTTTTTATGCTTGGAGAAAGCATGACAATCGAAACATTCACGTGGCGAACACAGATACAGGCGGGAATGGAAGGATCGTTCAGCCTTAAAACGCGCTCTGCAACCTTTGGAGACGGCTATGAGCAGATCGCCGGGGAAGGCATTAATCCTGAAAAGCAGTCTTGGCCTGTAACACTCACGGGGAAAAAAGCGGACATGCTTCAGGCCCTGAAGTTCTTTCGTTCTCACGTCACCAAATCATTCATCTGGACATCTCCAGTTGGCGAAACAGGGCTGTATCGTATCGAGGCCGAATCAATCAAGTCACAGCCCTTATCCAGCAAAGTCATAACCATTTCCGCAACATTCAAACAGGCGTACGCACCATGATCACAGCAGACTATCAAAGCCTTGAGCCCGGAAACAAAGTCCGGCTTATCGAAGTTGATGGCTCTACTTTCGGAGTGGATGATGTACTGCGATTTCACGCGTACAACCTCCCGCACACGGAAGAGGAAATCGCCGCCTCTGGTGGTGATGAATCAAAGCTGAAGGCGAAAAGCATCTGGTGGCAGGGGGAAGAATATGCCGCCTGGCCGTATCAAATTGAAGGGCTTGAAGCATCCACAGAAGGCAACAGCGCCCAGCCAACGCTGACGGTTGCAGATATCGAAAGCAAGATTACAGCGCTGTGCCTTGCCTATGACGATATGCTACAGGCGAAAGTCACTATCCATGACACCTATTCGCACTATCTCGATGCGAAAAACTTCCCTGCAGGTAACGCAACAGCTGATCCGCAACAGGTCAGAAAACGAGTTTTTTACATTGATAGCAAAAGCAGCGAAATTCCGGGCGAAAGTATCGAATTCGTACTCGATAGCCCGATGTCGTTACAGGGAAAGATGATCCCTACACGTCAACTTCATTCTCTGTGTACCTGGTGTATCCGGAATAAATATCGTACCGGCGACGGCTGCGACTATACCGGAACCCGCTATTTCGATAAAAACAACAACCCGGTGAGTGCCCCCTCTCTGGACGAATGCAACGGCACGCTCACGGCCTGTAAGCTCCGGCATGGAGACGGCAACGAACTGCCGTTCGGTGGGTTCCCGGGCACGTCTTTGATCAGGAGCTGATATGCGTCAGAAAACCATCGATGCGATTATGGCCCATGCTGCAGCTGAGTATCCTCGCGAGTGTTGCGGCGTGGTGGCGCAGAAAAGTCGGGTGGAACGCTATTTCCCATGCCGTAATCTGGCTGCCGAACCAACGGAACAGTTTCACCTTTCACCAGAAGATTACGCCGCTGCTGAAGACTGGGGGACGATAACGGGAATCGTACATAGTCACCCCGACGCGACGACACAGCCAAGCGAACTGGACAAGGCTCAATGCGATGCAACGTTGCTGCCCTGGCATATTGTCAGTTGGCCGGAAGGAGACTTTCGAACCATTACTCCTCGCGTTAAATTGCCGCTACTCGGGCGCCCGTTTGTGCTCGGACACTATGACTGTTGGGGCCTAGTGATGAGCTATTTCCGGCAGGAGCACGGGATCGAACTTAAGGATTACCGTGTAGATTATCCCTGGTGGGAGAACGACTACCCGGACAACTTCTATCAGGATTGCTGGTACGAGTGTGGTTTCCGTGAATTCGACGGACCGCCGAAAACAGGCGATATGGTGATTATGCAGGTTCAGGCCGATAAGTGGAATCACGCCGGGATCCTGCTGGAGGGCAATATACTGCTGCACCACTTATATGGACACCTCAGCCAGCGAGTACCTTATGGAGGGTACTGGATGGAAAGAACTATGAAAATTGTTCGTCATAATACACTTTTTCATTGATAATGAATTTTCAATGTCAATACAGTGGGCTTCCTTGTGGGAAATAAATTTAAATATTGTCACAATCTCAAAAAAATAGCTGTTTTTCTACCTCTTACAATTGGTGGATTCCTTTTTTTTAATAGCTTATTCAGTTGTTCTATGAATTTATGGGCCGGGAGTGGTTATCTATTTACAGGTCTCGGTCTGACCATTTTTTTTGTAAGATGGCTGTTATGGGGGGACTTTGATTTTACTTCTGGCGGAGTGATGTTAACAGTTGGGTTTGCTTTAGGGATAATAAGTGTGTTTACAGGTTCAAAAGCACTCGACCCGGCATACAACAAGCTGAGAGTAGACATATACAGCGTGTTTGTGGAAGCCTCGCTAACTTGTAAGGGGGGCAGCCAACCCTACATTAATGCCGCACGTTCTTGTGGTGTTGCCCCCATATTAGATATTATGGATTTGAATTACCAGCTAGCCAAAGCTCGTTATTTGAATCCCACAGCTTCGATTGTTGATGGTGTTTACCATTCAACAGATGGTGTAAAGGTAGATCCTTGTTTAGTTAATTATTATAAATTATCTTCACAGTGTCCCGATGCATTTGTTCAATTGAAGATTGACCATCCCGAATTAACCTCCCCTGAATACTTCAAACAGTGCTCATCTCTTTGGGGAATGATACGTGGTTGGATAGGAAGACTTTTTTAATTCTGAAATTAATACAAATGGAACATGTTCCGCAATGCATTCTCAGCCCACTATTATTGGTGGGCTTTTCATTGGAGTCCATTACTCATGAATGTTGTTTCTGAGGGCTTCAGAACTATTCGTCTTTATGGTGTTCTGGGAGCTACTTTTGGCAGGGAGTTCAAACTTTCCGTTTCTTCACCAAAAGAGGCCATCCGCGCATTGTGCGTTATCGTGCCAGGCTTTGAGCGTTTTTTGAATACCAGCAAGCAGCGCGGCCTAACCTACGCTGTTTTCAGCGGTAAGCGTAACCTCTTAAACGATGAGCTCAGTATGGACAGGAGCCCAGAGGAAATCCGCATCGCGCCGGTGATCATCGGCAGTAAGCGAGCCGGGGTGTTTCAGACAATCCTCGGGGTTGCCCTTGTCGCTGTTGCTGCGTTCGTCACGGGAGGGGCCGCGATCGGGATTGGTGGTACCGCTTTCGCTGGTGGATGGGGCGCTATGGCGGGGATTGGGGCATCAATGGCGATCGGCGGCGTAGTCCAAATGCTTTCTCCACAGACAACCGGGCTCGCCAGTAAGCAATCTGCGGATAACCAAGCCAGCTACGCCTTTGGTGGAGTAACAAACACAACAGCCCAGGGGAATCCGGTACCACTTCTTTATGGTCGCCGGCGAATCGGCGGCGCGATTATTTCTGCCGGGATTTATGTCGAAGATCAGCAATAAATAAATACCTTCTTTCAGGCCACCTTCGGGTGGCTTTTTTTATGGGCGCAATATGGCAACTGCAATCGCTATAAAAGGCCGCAAGGGCGGCAGCTCAAGTTCCCGAACCCCTACAGAACAGCCTGATGATCTGCAATCTGTAGCAAAGGCAAAAATCCTCGTTGCACTAGGAGAGGGGGAATTTGCAGGGCAGTTGACGGCAAAAGATATCTACTTGGACGGAACGGCTCTGGAGAATGCTGACGGCTCTCAAAACTTCAGCGGCGTTACGTGGGAATTTCGCGCGGGAACTCAGGCGCAAAAATATATTCAGGGCATACCCGGTACCGAAAACGAAATCAACGTCGGAACTGAGGTATCGAGCGCTACAGCGTGGACGCGCACGTTTACCAATACGCAGCTTTCAGCGGTTCGCCTGCGCCTGAAATGGCCTTCACTTTTCAAGCAGGAGGACGACGGCGATCTGGTCGGTTACTCGGTTAATTATGCGATTGACCTGCAGACGGACGGCGGCACATGGCAGACGGTACTCAATACCAGCGTGACCGGCAAAACGACGTCAGGTTACGAGCGCAGCCACCGTATTGATTTACCTCAGGCTGGCAGCACCTGGACAATCCGACTCCGTAAGATCACGTCTGATGCCAACAGTGCGAAGATCGGCGACACGATGATGCTGCAGAGTTTCACCGAGGTAATTGACGCCAAATTACGCTATCCAAACACAGCGCTGCTTTATATCGAATTCGATTCCAGCCAGTTAAACGGCTCTATCCCGCAGATCTCCTGCGAGCCCCGCGGCCGCGTTATCCGCGTACCGGATACTTACGACCCCGAAACCCGCACTTATAGCGGTACGTGGGCTGGGACATTTAAATGGGCCTGGACCGATAACCCTGCCTGGATTTTCTACGACCTGGTGGTTAGCGACCGTTTCGGACTTGGGGATCGTCTTACAACGGCCAACATAGATAAATGGACGCTCTACCAGGTTGCACAGTATTGCGATCAAATGGTACCGGACGGCAAAGGCGGAAGTGGTACCGAACCACGTTATACCTGCAACGTGTACATTCAGGAACGCAACGACGCTTATACGGTCCTGCGTGATTTTGCTGCCATCTTCCGTGGGATGACCTACTGGGGCGACGACCAGATTGTGGCGCTGGCGGACATGCCGAGAGATGTTGATTTTACATACACGCATGCGAACGTTATTGATGGGCGCTTTACCTATTCCAGCAGCACCACAAAGAACCGTTACACCAATGCGCTGGTGTCTTGGTCTGATCCTGATAACGCTTATTCTGATGCGATGGAGCCTGTTTTGAGCAGGCGTTGGTTGCGCGTTATGGGTTTAATCAACTTGAGATAACTGCGATCGGCTGTACCCGTCAGTCAGAAGCGAATCGGAAAGGGCGATGGGGGATCCTCACCAACAATAAAGATCGCGTTGTTACTTTCAATGTAGGGGAAGATGGCAACATTCCGCAGCCTGGATATGTAATCGCTGTAGCGGACCGAAATCTCTCCGGGCGCGACCTGGGTGGCCGTATCTCTGCGGTGAATGGTCGCGTGCTGACGCTGGACAGGGCGCCGGATGCTTCGGCAGCCGACAGGATGATTGTCAATCTTCCATCGGGTGTTTCACAGTCACGCACCATTCAGTCGATAACGGGCAATAAAGTGACCGTTACGACCGCTTACAGCGAAACGCCTGTGGCTGAGGCCGTGTGGGTCATTGAGTCTGATGAGCTCTACGCACAGCAGTATCGCGTTATTACGGTAACTGATAATAATGACGGCACGTTCACAATCGTCGGTGCAAATCACGATCCGGATAAATTCGATCGCATTGATACCGGAGCCATCATTGACCAGCGGCCGGTGAGCGTGATCCCGCCGGGCAACCAGTCGCCGCCTGCGAACATCGTGATCAGCTCGTTTTCTGTGGTGCAGCAAAATATCAGCGTCGAAACGATGCGCGTGAGCTGGGACCAGGCGCAGAACGCTATCGCCTATGAAGCGCAATGGCGCCGTAACGACGGGAACTGGGTTAACGTACCGCGCAGTTCCACCACGTCATTCGACGTCCCGGGGATTTATGCCGGGCGATACCTGGTGCGCGTGCGCGCCATCAATGCCGCAGAAATTTCATCTGGATGGGGCTATTCAGAAGAGAAAACGCTGACGGGTAAAGTGGGCAATCCACCGAAGCCGGTTGGCTTCATCGCTTCTGAAAACGTGGTATTCGGTATCGAGCTGAACTGGGGATTCCCGGCGAATACCGACGACACGCTGAAGACGGAAATTCAGTACACCCTGACCGGTACCGAGGACGATGCGATGCTGCTGGCCGATGTGCCTTACCCCCAGCGCAAATATCAGCAGATGGGTCTTAAGGCTGGGCAGATTTCTGGTACCGCGCGCAGCTGGTGGACCGCAGCGGCAACGAATCAGGTTACACAGAATGGGTGCGCGGTCAGGCCAGTATCGATGTGTCCGACATCACCGATGTGATCCTTGAGGAGATTAAAGACTCGGATACCTTCAACGACCTGATCGAGAACGCGGTGGACAGCAACGAAAAATTGCTGGCATGGCTAACGATATCAAACAGGCCAACGACGAACTGGAGCAGCAGGCGAAGGATATCGCCAAAAATGCCCAGGACGTCTGGAAGGTTCAGACCAGCGTTAATGAGCTTTCCAGTACGGTCGGGAATGTTTCGTCTTCACTCAGTCAGCTCGAGCAGACCGTTGCGACTGCTGATACCGCGCTGGGCCAGCGAATCGACAGCATCAGCGTGTCTATGGACGGCATGACGGGCGGGGTGAAGAACTCTGCAATTGCGATAATTCAGGCCAACCTCGCTCAGGTGGCCACGCGTAAAACCCTTTCTGCATCGGTCGCCGGCAACAGCGCGAATCTGGACCGCATTGATGAAGTGATTGTCAACGACAGGGAGGCAACGGCGCGCTCGCTGCTGAGCCTGCAGACGGACGTCAACGGCAACAAGGCATCCATCAACAGCCTGAATCAGACGTTCTCCGACTATCAGCAGGCTACGGCCACGCAGATAAACGGCATTACGGCGACCGTGAACGGGCATACCTCCGCCATCACCACTAACGCTCAGGCGATAGCCAACGTTAATGGCGACCTCAGCGCGATGTACAACATCAAGGTTGGTGTCTCCAGCAACGGGCAGTATTACGCCGCGGGGATGGGGATCGGCGTGGAGAATACGCCATCCGGCATGCAGTCGCAGGTTATCTTCCTGGCAGATCGCTTCGCAGTCACCACGGCGGCCGGTAACAGCGTGGCCTTGCCGTTCGTGATCCAGAACGGGCAGACATTCATCCGGGCCAGCTTCATCCAGGACGGCACCATTGAGAACGCCAAAATCGGCAACTATATCCAGTCGAATAACTATGTGGCTGGTTCTGCAGGCTGGAAGCTTGATAAGGGCGGAACGTTCGAAATTAACGGCGTGGCCGGGGGCGGGAGGATGCTGATATCGAGCACTCTCATTCGTATCTATGACAGTAACAACGTGCTGCGCGTCAGAATGGGGTTATGGTAATGCCACAGGGTTTGCAATGCTGGGACAGTGCAGGTCGGGTTGCAGTGGATTTAAGCGATTACGCGATCCGTTACATGGGCAGCGCAACGGTTTCGCTTGCTTCAGGAGAGACGTTAAAAAATGTCGCCTTTTCTGGCGCAACGCAGGACGGGACGTTTGTCACCATCGTTTCAACTGGCGTGACTGTAAACGAGTATTTTGCCGCGCTTATAACGGCGGCTTTACTCTCTACTATCTCCCCACGGGTGGAAGTGCCGCAATCACTCTCAATGTTGAGGTTTATAACTTTCAATGAGCGGATTCGAAGTTTACAACAGCGATGGAAAACTGCTGGTGGATTCACAAAACAGATCGACCCTGTTTTATGATCAGCGCACGCTTGGTGCCGTCACCGATAAAGGCGCCTACCGCGTTAACAGCCCGTTTGGTGATGGCAGTACGCTCGGCTTTACGCAGCAGTCATTCTGGAATGACGGCCGTTTAAGGTGGCTGCAGCTGGGTACGAACAAATACGGTTTTCCTGGGGCTGATATGCTTGAAGATAATGCTGGAAGCATGATCCGAACTGCGCGAAATATTGGCATCCAGAGCGGCTATCTCGATGTGTTTGATAGCGCCGGCAGCCTTATCTGGAGTGCAGCATCAGCCTCTAAGATGCCGAGAGTTGTTGGGTTCTTTGACGTACCAGCGAACTATGACCTGCAGAACAATACCTTTTCAGTCAGTTTAAGCTTCAACCCCTGGATTTTGATAAACAACTGCCCGGGAATCTCAGCGATGATGGCACGGTTGTGGGGTATTCAGGTGTGGTTCTCAAATGGACTGGCTCACAGCTGCAGGGCAGATATATATCAAAAAATCAGCGCAACTGGAGCCAGACGTTTCAGGGACGGGGCTTAAGAATCCCCATCGCTCAGTTTGTTGGAATTTGACACGGGAGGAACGCGTGGATAATGAGTCGCGATCATATCTTGTTTCACGCCCTTTGCTGAATTAAAGCGATAAACCACATCCAGCTTATCCGTTTTTTATAGCAAATATTACTTAACCGTTTATTAATATGGCGGCTGAATATTCCGTTGCTACTGTCTGAAATAATATCCACCTCTCTGGTGGCACAGTCGATATTAACGTGAATATCGCCACCCAGCGATAAACGAGCGGCATCAACGGGATAGTCCATCTGGAATGCGTTATCTATGTGTTTGTTCGTACATCCAGCCAACAGCAAAAGCGCTGCAGCAAATAAAAGTTTCATTTCAACATTCCTGTTTATGCGGGAACTTCCATTTTATTTGAGTTTAAAAAATAGTCAGATTGATATGAGCGATCAATTTTAAATGATTGATCGCTTTTAACGATCGTTATTATCGTGAGGTAGTTCATGCTTTATAACACCGGCACCATCGCAATTAACGGAAATACCGCAACCGGCACCGGCACAAACTGGACAGCACCCGCCAGCCATGTGCGCGCTGGCCAGACGATTATCGTGATGTCCAACCCCGTACAGATGTTCCAGATTTCATCCGTGAACAGCGCCACGTCAATGACGGTCACGCCAGCTGCTTCGCCAGCGCTGAGCGGCCAGAAGTATGGAATCCTTGTGTCGGACAATATCTCGGTCGATGGCCTGGCCCAGGCCATGTCACAGCTCATAAAAGAGTACGACGAGAATATTGGTGCGTGGGAGACGTTCGCCACTACCTCAGCAAACCAGAGCATCACAGTTACTATCAACGGCACCCCTGTTACGATCCCCGGCATCGGGAAACTGGCGCAGAAAGGGAGCAATGGTGCGCTTGCAATCGCTGACGGAGGTACCGGGTCAACAACGGCTGAAGGCAGTCGCACAAACCTCGGTTTGGGAAGTAGCGCGACGAGGAACGCCTACAGCACCTCCGGGGATATGCTTTCCGTTGGTGATTTTGGGGTTGGTTCGGTTCTCCAAAATAAGCCCACAGATGCCAGTTCATCCTTCATCAGTGATGCTGATGGCAATACTCTGTGGGCTCCTGCGAATGGTTGTGGGTTCCAGAGTTCGTACACCGGCCAGCGAATTGCACAGTTGTGGATTACTTCCGGTAGTGCGGTATTCAGCCGCTTTCTTACAACCACTGACCCACAAACACCAAAATCATCAGTGCCGTGGGCGCAGCTGCAATCAGCGGGTACATCGGACATTAACTTTAAGGAGGTGACGGGGGATCTGGATTTAAACGAATCGCTGTCTAACATCGAGGCAATGGATTTTAAGACCTTCTACTACCTTGCTGATGAAGATAAAGCCATTCGCCGCGGAGTTATTGCCCAGGAATTGGAAAAGATAGATCCCCAATATGTTCATTCAGCCGAGGAGTCGGGGAAAATGACGCTCGACCTTAACCCTCTTGTGCTCGATGCGCTGGCGGCAATCAAAGCGCTGGCAATCCGCGTCAGAACTTTAGAGGGAGATACTAAAGCTGCGGCTCCTGCCTCATCTGCTGGTTAAACAGGGAATCTTCAGGCATATCCAGGCGAACATCGATCCAGCTGTTCGCTGGTATGTCCATCGGTTCACCTTTGGTTTTGATGATCTCACCTTCATCGCTCAACATGTATTTGTGCTTGAACAGGCGGATTATCAGCCCGTCCATTTCGGTTTGCTCTGCCTCAACCATACCCATCTCCCCCATACCTCCTGGGTCCATTGGCGGCAGGAGCTGCCATCCCTCAGACGCCAGGCCAGCCGAGCCAGTTAGCAGGTAGATACCTACATTAAGGCGAGAAAGAGTTATCCCCTCGGCTTCTGCGTTCGCCGTGCCACAGCCGCACCAGACAAAACCATCTTCCGCTATATCGGCACGCAGGCACGCTTCCTGGCTCGCTACAATACGGGCAACCGGAGAAGCAGCTTTAAGCGTGCCATCACTGGCCTTTGTTGTGTTACCTGTTGTGTAGGCTTCATGATAGGCCCATGCACTCCCGCTGTAATAAGAGAACCACGTTTTTCTGTAAGTGTAAGACTGATGAATACGGGTTGGCCTGGCGCCGCGGTTGATGACTAATGTGGTCAGGTCAGTATTAATACCAATTTCTGAGTTTCCATCCTGCGTTGACCCATAAAAACCTGATGGCGTGGTGTCATTCTGTGTACGGATACTCGCCCCATTTGGTAATACAGCCCCCACACCAAAATCACCAACGGAAAGCATATCCCCGGAGGTGCTGTAGGCGTTCCTCGTCGCGCTACTTCCCAAACCGACGTTTTATAGATTGCCCTTTGGGGGCCGGGCCGATAACTTCATCTGATTTTTTTGTGAAAATTATTGGATGAAAAGTATGCAAATTGGCTACGTAAGGGTGTCAACAAATGACCAAAACACGGATCTTCAGCGACAGGCACTCGAACGCTCAGGATGTGAACAGATTTTCGAAGAAAAAATGAGCGGAACTGTGGCGAACCGACCGGCGCTTAAAAGCTTCTGAGAACGCTGAACGAAGGCGATACGTTGGTGGTGTGGAAACTAGATCGTCTCGGGCGAAGCATGCGAAATTTAGTGCTGCTGGTGGACGAACTCCGTCAGCGTGGCATCCACTTCAAGAGCCTCACGGACAGTATTGATACATCCAGCCCAATGGGGCGTTTTATATTTCACATCATGTCAGCACTGGCGGAAATGGAAAGAGAGTTGATCGTTGAGCGCACCCGGGCAGGATTAGCTGCCGCGCGCGAAAAAGGGCGAATAGGCGGAAGGCGTCCGAAGCTTACCCCGGAGCAATGGGACCAGGCGGGCCGATTGATTGCGAACGGTCTGGACAGGAAGCAGGTAGCGATAATTTATGACGTTGCCGTATGCACGCTTTATAAAAAATTTCCCGCTTCAAAGTCGGCTTAATTTTGCTCACATAGAATTGCGGCCCTAAAATTTACAAAACTGATAATTTGAAGCGACGTAGAAACTTAGAAACGAAACGGCGAAGCTTTAATCAGCTATGACAGACCCTCTGTCTTGCGTGCATACCAAAATAAAACTACTGTATATAAAAACAGTGTTTGAGGTGTGCATTATGGAATTTATCAGGCCTACAGAACTGCGAGAAATTATTACTCTCCCGCTATTCAGTGACATAGTACAGTGTGGTTTTCCAAGCCCCGCAGCGGATTACGTTGAACAGCGCATCGATCTCAATGAGTTACTTGTAGCTCACCCGAGCTCAACATACTTCGTCAAAGCGGCGGGTGATTCGATGATCGAAGCCGGGATCAGCGACGGTGATCTGCTGGTGGTGGATAGCTCGCGCACGGCTGAGCACGGTGACATTGTCATTGCCGCGGTTGAAGGGAATTCACTGTTAAGCGTTTGCAATTGCGTCCCACTGTTCAACTCATCCCAATGAATAGCGCCTATAACCCTATCATTGTAGGCAGCGAAGATACGCTGGACGTTTTTGGCGTTGTTAATTTCATCGTGAAATCCACGAGCTGAGGATGTTTGCACTCTGTGATGTGAATTCTTTCTACGCATCATGCGAGACGGTGTTTAGACCTGATCTAAGGGGCGGCCAGTGGTCGTTCTCTCAAATAATGATGGCTGTGTAATCGCACGCAGCGCAGAAGCAAAAGCGGTCGGAATCACCATGGGGGAGCCATTCTTCAAGCAAAAGGAGCTTTTCCGGCGCGCTGGCGTTGTTTGCTTCAGCAGCAACTATGAGCTGTATGCTGATATGTCGAACCGGGTAATGTCGACGCTTGAGGAAATGAGCCCTCGCGTTGAAATTTACAGCATCGACGAAGCTTTTGCGACCTGA